CTCACTGGATACATCGTCAGTGACTCCAATCGTGACCTTATTGGATTCTGAGGTATCCATGAATATTTCATAACCATTGGGGGAATTGTGGCCTATGATGAAACGATCAGAGCCATTGGAAACACTGTTCATTGCCACATAAAAAGTAAAAGAAGTCTTTAAATTAATAGTTGTGGAGTTGGCAATCGTCAAGTGTTCGTCAGTCGTATCGTCAAACTCTAAAGTTGGGAATCCATTGAAGGCCGTTGCCTGGAAAAGTGGTTGTTTCGCTCCGGTTGTCTGTACGGCATTATTGGTGTTTCCGCTTTGATCGGCCCAAGCCGACACGTTTGGCGATCCTGTAATTCCGCGAGCCGCATCCAGCCAAACCACCAGCCCCGGCACATCTTCAGGAGTGGGTTCAATGTCTTTCCATGTCAAATGGTATCGAGAAGCAAGATAGCTCCCTACTTGGTTACGCTCTTCTAATGTCAAGAGCCTGTCATAAATAACTACCTGCCCAATTTCTCCTTTAAAAAACTGACCATCACCCCCAGCTTCACCAACGAAAAAAAGGTCCGTATCTCTGACAATGGTACTGACAGTGCTGATTGCGTTTCCAAGCGAAGTGCCATTCTGACTGAAGTTTATAATGCCGCCTACCTTCATCTCCCAATGCAGTTCCATAATAGAGGAAGTATTAACAGTAGTTCCATCTGGACTCGTAGTCGCTGTCTGTGGATTAATAAGCGGGAATGCTTTCCCATCAGTTATATTGTATATAAACCTGAAATCATTCACGCTCTTACCAAACATGGTACGGAAACCCGTTAAATCTGTGACCTTATTCACAACATAGGCAGTAAACGATCCTGTAAAATTCAGGCTGGCAGCGTTCGCTACCTGCATCCTGTCATTGGTTCCGTCATAGGTAAAAGAAGGGAACCCATTGATGCCTGTAAGATTAAAAACAGGTCGTGTGGTAAGAGTCGCAGTTGCATTATTTCCGTTCTTGCTACGGTCAGCCCATGAATCAACAGGGCCAGTAGCAGGAACCACCCCATGACCAGCATCCAACCATATAACCAAGTTATTTATATCAGAGGGCTTGAAACCCTCTTCAGTGTTCCCGAAGGCATCACCCATAGCAGGCCCAAAAGGTTTCCCGAATGGAGGACCATCAAGCAGAATTGATTTAAGTGCGTTCTTCATTAGCAATGCAATCCGGTATTCAGGAAAATAGCCACCGTCCCGGAGGTTACTGGTTTATCAATAACAATTGTCATAGGGGTCTTGATAGCCTCGCCTTTATTGGTGGCTGTCAAAACTACTGGCGATCCATCCTGGAACCATGTTTCTTTAGTTGCTCCCTTATCAGGAGTCAATTTGATCGGAATAGAATCAGCACCCGATAATCCAGTTGCCCAGATAAGTGCTGGCAATAATTCTTGAGTGATCTGAATAACATGGTCATTACTGAGGGCCGTTTGACCGGGCGAAACAATTGGCTGCGGTACACTTCTTTCTGACATAATTTAGTCCTCTAATTAAGTGGTAATCCTGCCACGTTCTCAAATAAATTCTGCTGAATATCAGCATCAATCTTTCTTATTTCTGCTGCGGTCTTAGCGTCTGTCCGAGGCAATTCCCTGAGAATCTTCTCTTTTTCTGCCGCCTTCTTCTCAGCCGATGCAATATTATCCGCGACCTTGGAGCTGCGTTCCTCTGCCTCTGATTCAGCTTGCTTGGCAAGGGAATCTTCCAGACTTGGCTGTTGTGCTTCCTGCTCTGCCTTCGCTTGTGCTTCCGCAAGGAACTTTTCATCCTCATCATTTTCAGGTTTTCTAATTCCTTTCAACAGCATGGATTGTCTGACCATTTTCTTGAGTGATTCCATACCCGTTCCTTGCGTCAACTCAATCAATGCTTCCATTGCAGGGTCCAGGTATTTCTCACCACCAGGGATATCTTTAGCCAGTTCGATAAATCCTTTAAGGTTCTCAACACTTTCTTCCCTCTGGCTCTCATAGGCTGGGCCAACATCGGCATAAGCCTTGAACTTCTTATCCTTGAATATATTGCGCTCCTCGAACTGCTGATTATCCTCATCAAAGACTGTTTCGCCTACCGTCCTGAGTCCTCTCGTTCCATCTTTAGTCAGCGTCCTAATCAAATCATCGGCATTCGTTATTTCACTTTTAATCGATTGATAAACAGTTCCCTCCCACTTCTTAGCTTGGATCACGTTATCCATCATGGGAGCAGTGTTCATATTCATTCGTTTAATGACTTGCTGAATAGCTTTCCCGGAAGCGTCTGGATTCAAGGTGTCAACATCAGCCGCACCTGTTAGCGCATTAATATAATTGGGAATAATGTCAATGAGTTCCTTGGTATTTGGGTCGAGTGGCTTGCCCTGTGTGTAGGCTATATTTTGAGGCCCGGAAATGATTTCACCTGTGACCTTATTAACTTTGTCGTTGACATAAACAAAAGCCTTTTTGCTCGGGTCTTGCCACTGATTAACGAGCTCACCATTGGGACTGTCCAGTTGCCCCTTGCTGAAGATAGGCACACCGCCCTTGTCAGAGGTCGCATACTCCATAATCTGGGAAATGAGAACGTTATACATCCGTTGAGCATCTTTGAACTTCCTTACCAGACCCATCCATCGTTCCTGCCCATCGGAATAAGACCGATAACCATAAACAGTGATAACCGGAATCCACATTCCAGGGATTCTCACATCTTCCTCAAAGAATTCTTCTCCATTGAATATGGATTTAAGGATCTGCGGTCTGATAATCTCACGCTCACCAATCTTAACGAGTTTAGGATTGGCTTTGATTTCATCCTCTATTTCTTTATGCTGGATCTCCCAGAAATGAACGTTCTTTCCGCTTGCCAAATCCCGGTAGCGGAACAAACCTTCCTTCTTCTTAATCCTTTCATATCTTTCAGCTACCCGGATAATGGCTTGACTATTAGTGTTGTAATTAAACTCTTCCCGATTGACAGGTGTGAAGACACTAGAAAGTGAGGCATCAGGATAAAGCCGTTCATAAGCTGTCGTGGTATATTCAGTGAGTACCGTAATCCAGTTAGCATCTGATTTATTCGGTCGTTTAGCCGAAGCATCCACAAATACTGAGTTATAGGGATTGACTATTTCATCCCACACAACGATTTGTTTCTCATTGTTTTCGTCTGAACTATCTTCAAACTCTGTGCGGAGTTTATAGGCTCCGAACCCTGTATCAGCCTGTTCGGTGATAGCCATATTAAAAGCTATTTCACCATTACCTTCTTTATAGTCTGCCCGATAAGAATTGTTCAGTAGTTCCGCGTCCTCGTCACTGGTGGCTCTATCATCAGGCTTGAAATCAACACCGATATCATTCTCAAAGACTTCGCCAACATATCGGTTACGATACTGAGAAATCATATCGAGTTCCAGTTTGGCTCGATTGGTAAACTGGATACCGAACTCACCTTCCCATTGACCACCAGGAACATTGATGAACCGGCTATCCTCATTGGCCTGGTCCCTCTGTTCATTGATAACCTGAGCATCATTCGTCAAGTCCTTCTTGAACTTCTCCAGCTTGTCAACATCCTTTAACCGGCGATCAGTTTCTTTTTGTTTATCTGGCATAATTAACCGAAGTAATGTCTATCGGGTACATGATAATCAAAGTTATCTTCCTTTTTTTCTACCATGCTCGGGAATAGTTCAGTCATTGCCCAAACCAGGGCATCACATCTATCTGGTGAACCTTCCCCTTCATATCCACCAGCAGTCATTTTGCACATCTCATCCTCTAATTCGGGGAACGTCCCAACATGGGAAACCCGACCTGTTTTATATAGTGCGCTGATTGGTTCGGCTCTAACGTGCTTGCCTTTGGTGGCTCTGACTTGTCTGATTGGCAACCCTGGACGAATAGAATCCAGCGTGTGCTTAACCATATCCCCGCCTTGGTTAATCTCAATCACGATGCAATCAGCTTCATGCTCATCATAAGCGGCAATCGTTCGAGTGGCCCATTGCTCGGGAGAACCTTTCAAAGACCAATCAGCCAATACATAACCCCGTTGATCTGAACCCACCCCAGCAACAACAATGCCGTGATGATCGCTGAATTCTTCATTAGATATAGCCGGGTCAACAGCCACCACAATCCTGCCCATTTCAGGAACTTCATACCTTCGGTGAGCGTGAAATGTCTGCCGATCCCAGATGGCACCAATAGCCATTGGTTCATATTCACCAAGCCAAATGTGAGCATAGCGATCTGGATTATTCTCTAAATCATGTATGCGTTCTTCTTCCAGGACATCGGGGAACCACGGATTATCTTCATAGGTGGTCTTGATAACTATGGCATTCTTAGGAGCGTCCAATCCTCTGAGGAACTTATCAACAGGATCGCTTGCATTTCTGGGGTTCCAGCCGAACCATATTTCTGAATTATCTTTCCTCATGGTTGGTCGCAGATACTCTAAAGATCGCGCGGAGGTGGTCTGGGCTTCTTCCATCCAAGCTACATCTAAACCTTCTAATGATTTTACCGATTCCGCTGTATGGTCCTGTAGTCCTTGAAATATGATAAGTCCTCTCCCGGGTGTTTCAATGCGGTCATGCATAACCCTGAACTCACTACGCGCCAGTCCAAATCTGTTAATCTTGTCCTCGATCAAACGTTTAGCCGATTCCTTAAGTGACTTCTGCACTTCTCTGCCGCATAGCATCCTGAACCCGGGTTGCATCAAGGCTCTTTCAATCCCAAGTTCGCTAAAAAAATGAGATTTTAAAGCACCGCGACCACCATGAATACCTTTATACCGGCTAGGCTCAAGCATCGGTTCTAATATTGGGGCTGTTTCAATCTGTAGGGTTGTCATTCTTAATTATTCTTTCAATTTTAGTGACCTTCAATTCTCCTGTATGTTCAAGTCTGTCCTTAAACATCCCCAAATTTTTCCCTGCCAGTTCAATCCCTTTAAACATTGGTCCGGCCTGGAAAGTGTATTCTCCAGTCTCTTTTCCTTCCTTGTCCAATACCGGAGTGTGTTGCATACACCGCTCAACTCCTTCTTTTAAGTTGGTTAAAACCCAGTCCTGGTCGATATGACAGCGTTTAGAGGATGCTTCCATTGCTTCCAATATTGCGGCCGCAACTCCCGGCTTCTTCTTTAATACTGAACCCCTATTATTTGCCACCTCATAGGAACAGTCATAGACTTTTTGATAGGCCTCGGTCGCATTTCGACTGATGCAATATTCATCAACAAACGCCTGATGCCGGTCAGATAATTCCTCGTCTATGCTTTCGTCACTCATTTTTTACCTTTTTTTCCTTTTCCCATTTTGCGTCTGCGGGTTCCATTCGGCTTTGTTGGTTTCCGTGTTCCGTTGCTTATGTTATGAGAACTCTTTACATCTCTTGCCATGATGTCTCCTTATCCTAAGTGAGTGAAACTTCCTGTTGTTTGGCTTTCGGTGAATACTTCGGCTGTCTCAAAGAATTCATTTCCTCCTACATCGGTGGCAGTAATAACCTTATCCCCGTTATAAGCGGCGGCTCCTGCGGTAAATCCTGAAATAGTCACAGTTTGCCCAACACTTACAATCGTGCCGGTAAAATTAAATCGTGCCACTGTATTATCTGAAACCGAACTGATAGAGGTAGTAATTGTGGTGAAAATCGTTTCAGTGACTTCAAACCGAATCGATCCACCTTTAACCTGTCTTGCTTCTCCGGTGGTGGCATTATTGAGATTAAAAAAAACGTGCCACAGCCCTATGCTCAATTGTGCTGTATCTCCAGAAGTCAACAGGCCGGCCCACTGCAAAGGATTCTCAGGATCTACATCCAATTGCCGTACAATAGTCGCATCATCCTTGATATGCTGTTTGACATAAGCAGTAGCTGTCCATCCATCGATAGATTCGCCATCACGACCAACAGTGATCGGTAAGCTACCGCCTTGCGCTATTTGAGTTGGTTTAGCCACAAACTCCTCCTGATCCACCGCTTCGTTTACTCCTACCCCTTCCTCGAATGTTGCTCACACCACCCCTTGACGAAATCTTGGCAGTTTGACCAACTCCCTGAGTAATGGGAATTTTTCCCTGTCCTTGAATCGCAGGGAATGCTGAACTAAATGGGTTCTTACCATCCACCGTAATATTTAAATCCACAAGCCCCCAATGCAGGGGCATATATTGCCAAGACATTTAATGATCCAGTGTTCGAACAGTTACGCTGGAAGGCAACAAACTGCCAGTGATATCCTTATCTAAAACGGCAATGGCTGTGCCTTTCTTGTTAATTATTAACCTGTTATTCGTTTCGATGTGATCACCGAGCAGGATTTCAGTGGCTTTTTCCGCATTTCCATCTGGAATATCAATAAACATGAATATATCCTTCCAATCGTCACCGCTGGCATCCTTGCCAATAATCGAAACCTTGTCGGCTCCTGTCATTTCTGCCACACTTAGGTTAACTTTTACATTCACCGATGAACCGGGTGATACAACAGGAGTGGTCCCAAGATTACTCAATCCACCTCCTGCTTTACTGATCTTGAAATCGCCCAAGGAAATAGAAGGAGCAACTTTAAGTTTGCTCGGGTCCAGGAAATCAGTAAGAGCAATATAAAACTCGTATGCTTCACCTTTATGGGGTTGTGGCATCCTTCTCTTCCTCAGTCGTTGTTGACTTGTCGCCATTGCTTTCCACAGGGATAAGTCCTTTCAGGACAGCCACAGCCTGAATCACCTGAACATGGGCCTGTCTACCCATAGAAGTACCCGAACAAACTTGATCGAGAATTGCGAGGGCTTCTTCAGGTTTCATTTGATTTTCCATAAAATCTCCAGTTATAAATTAATGACATAAAACTATGTAAATATTCTACACAGTGGGTATCTTTAATACAATATTACTTTCATATTCAGCCAAAGTCTTAGATAATTATCTGCAGAAAAAAATCTGAAATTGTTAAATTGTTACTTGTTCCATCACCTGCTCCGACTATTTGTACAGTATCCCCAGGCACTACACTAATCGGCCTTATGAGATTGACATTGATTTGGGTGGTTTTAATTTCAACAGGGACATAAGGAGCCGTAGCGAAGGTTGGAATAACTCCATTTATGGAGTCAGTAAATCTATAAAGTTCTGTAGAACCGCTCTTAAAACAAGTGATGGATGCTAATAACGCTCCGGAAACTGGATTTGCACCGTCATATAGAAATACTCCCTCGGTAGGATCAATTAAAATCCATCCTTCCGTGAGAGGTTCTACCACTACTGTATTTAAATCGAGGGGTTGGTAGGTATCTGCCGATGCAATAACAGTCGCTGTTGCATTAGCATTCATCCCGCCAAATGCTACGTTCATGGAATCCTGTTGACCTCCACAATCCTTGAGATCAACTCTTTTATCGGTCTGGGTTAAAGAACCTGTGTCCCATGTTCCCGTAGTTTCTGCACCTTGAAAAATGCGATTTATCTGAAAGGTATTAGTTTGGACATTGTAAATGGCATATCCACCATTATAGGTAATAGTCCCCGTAATCAGTAAGGATTGCCCTTCACTTTGACCATGAGCAGTGGAAGTCACAGTAGAGGAATCCGATTGGAAATCTCCTGTTGCTTCATCACTTCCAAAAGCAATAGAAGAAATCTCAAAGAAACCAGCACCGACCACCGTTATATTTGCCGTCTGGTTATAAGCTGTGTTCGTTATAAATCCGGTAATTTGTACTTCCTGCCCCACAAATGCTGTCGGGCCAACTGTAAAATTAAACCGGGCTATTCCACCCGAGTCAGTAACAGAATCAATAGTAGTTGGGGCAATTTGTGCATTAGCAAAAAGAGTGATCGCGCCTGTCGTGCCAGATTTAAAAAATCCTGTGGCTCCTTGAGCTAATACCCTGCTGATTATAATGCTTGGTGCGGTTATTGACGGACTGATATCAAATACATCTTGAACCCCCGAACCTACGATACCCAGACTATTAAAATTTGCAGCTATAATTACATTAATAATATTAAAAAAGGCTCCGCTTCCAGCAAAGTCTGACAATTCAAAAGAACCCTCAATTGTAATTGCGCTTACATTTTGAAACGTGATGCCATTTGTCCAGCCCGTATTAACAAAACCGACTGCACTAAAATTTCCCACATCAACGGTTCCTACTGTTTTGGTTCCACTCCCCGTATAGTTTACTGATACGGCATTAACTGTAAGAGTGTTTGTTAGGCCGAAAACATTAAAAAAAGTTGCTCCTGCACCGCTGAGGGTAATACCAAGATCAGCTAAATTAACGTTCCTGGCATTGACAACATCAAGGAAAATTGCTGTGGTCGCAGAAGTTATTGTTGAGACTTTTTTATCAATTGTTCTGATCGTCAAGTCCTCACCAACACTATCGAACTTCAGGCTGTTGATTCCAAAATCTACGGTATCAGAAATAATATAATTCCCTGGAAGCAGGGTAATGACATCACTGACCGGAGCAGGAAGAACACTAATATCGAAAACGAATATCGTCCCTATTGGTGTGATTGCCGGCACTCTATTGGTTGTGTTTGAATTGAATCCCATCAGGCAGACCTCACAAATAAGTTAGAACCATCTGTATAAATAACTAAATCAAAGTAGAGAGTATTCAGAACCAAGGAAGTTGCACCGTCTATGGTTTCCGATCCCTGCGTCAAGAGCGTAATAGTTTTGACACCATCAACATCTCCGCTTTCATCCTTGATAGGCCACTCTTTCCCTGTCTTTGCAATCTCAGAAGTGTTGAATGTTATTGTTCGAGCGGCAGTGATACTGGTAATGGCGAGGAGATAATCAGAGGCAAGCACTACGCGGTTTGCGTCTGCAATTGCGGCCCTGGCAAAGGATAAACTTTTCTGGAATGTGGTCTGTTCAAAATTAAGGGCTAAGTTTCCTATTCCACCAATTGTTAATAAATCCGAATTATGATCGTAAGTAAGTACGCCAGCCGCATTATTTTCTGGATCACCGAAACAAATTCTACCTCGACCATTGTTTTGAGTCAGTATAGAAACTCCAGCATCAAATTGATGCTCCACTACAACTTCCTGACAAAGTGGATTGACAGTCGCTCCACTTGGGCCTCTGACTACATTTAAAAATCCTTGGATGGAACCAACCGCAACATTTATTCCTAAATGTCCACCTGAATCTAAGGACATTTTTGCGGTGTTATTTACCGTAGCCCATACAAAATCATCAGTTGTCGT